AGTTCATCTCCATGTGTTAATAACCTAAATTTTATGTTAGCTTTAGAAATTGGCAACGTATAATCATATTCATTTTTTCTATTTAATTTAGATTCATCAATTTCTTTTATTTGTATTTTTGATAAATCCACTGTTACTTTAACAGGCTCATTTTCATTAGGGTCGTTAATTGTAACTTCATATTCCGGACCAAATGCTAAAACTCTAGATGAGATTAAAATAGCATTCTTATCGCCAACTAATAAATCATTTATATTTACACCAGGCTCTATCACTACCGATTCCAATAGTTTATCTAAATGAACTCCTTTCTTAACTAAGTTAGCAGAAGTAAGAATATCTTCTTCTTTAGCTGTCATTAATTTAATAGTAACTTCACCCTTAGATAGTGGAGATGTTTCTGGATAACACAATCCCTTCGATGGTAAACTGATAATCTCCGTTGGAAATGGATAATTTCTTTGTTCGGATGCAGATTGTGCTCCCAATCCTCTTGTAACTTGTTGTTCTACGTTTTGTTGTTCCATAATTATAATAACTTAATGTTTATATATAAGTATATACAAATAAAAAAAGGAGAACATTTCTGTCCTCCTTTTAACTATTTTAAAGTTTATCTATTAAAAATTAGTACTCAAGGATTGCGTAATCATATGATAATGTTAATTCAATCATTAATGGGTCGTTTGATGACCAATCTAACTCACCAAAGTTTGCTGATAAAATAAATGCTCCTTTAAGAGTCCATTGTTCAATTTTATCACCTACTGGTCCTAATAGATAGAATGTAATATCTTTCTTATAGAAAGCTGCGTATCCATCTCTACCTGTTAGGGATTCGTGTGAACTTCTAATCCACTCCATAACTTGCTGTGCACCTGATGGTACAATTGGGTCATAAAGAGAGATAGTTACATCATCCCAAGTTGATTTTCCTTTAATTTTTCTTTTTATATTGATATGGTCTAATTCAACTACTTCCGAAGTGAAAGTTGGTCTACTAGCGGTTTTAATCATATACGATTGTATCCCATCAATTTCCATTATAAATCTATTACCTAACTTTGGTTCAAAGTTGGTATAGAACATTTTATCAAACTCTAATACTTCTGGCATTTTTTTCTCTATTTAATTGTTTCTTTATATAAATATCTATTTTTTAAATTATCCGTTAAAAGCGGCGCCAGTTGGTAAGATGTTGAAATCAATTTGAATAAATTCAGCTGTCTTAGTTGGTTTTAAGTAGATAGCCCCTTTCATAATGTTTCTATCAATTACATCTGGTGTGTTATTAGTATCATCCATTACAACACGGAATGCGTACAAACCTTGTCTTTGTTGGATTGATTCTAAATAAGGGTTAACGATATTTAAGAATCTATTTCTTGTTGTTGATGTGTTTTGTTCGAACACTAAATAACGAGATGTAGATGCGATATACTTTCTTACAGTCAATAATAATCTTCTTACGTTGATTCTATCTAATGCAGATGGTTTATCTTGTAAAGTTTTTTGTCCGAATACTACAATACCTTGTCCAGGAAATTGTACAATTGGATTTACTTTAGCTTCATATAATGTATCTTTTTCAGATTGTGTTAATCTATTCAATACACTAACTGCTCCTATTAATCCACCTCTATTCAAACCGGCTGGTGCGAACCATTCTGCTGCTACTCTATCGTTTGCTGCGAATACGCCAGGTAATAATACTGAAGGTGGAACTGAAATTAATTTGTTTGTGTTAACATCAATTGTTTTAATCCAAGGATAGTAAGTTGCTGCCATATTTGAATCAACATCGCCTGCCTGTGTAGTTACCAATGATACTGCATCATTTACTGCTGTTGAATCCATAATATAGAAACAATCATTTCTTTCTTCAACCATATCTAATACCGAAGTTACTACTGAAGTATGTAATCTTCTAATAACACCTGGAGTTACAACCATATTGATATCAAATTCATCTGCATTAGATAATGCTGCGATGTGTTTAGCGTATGCTACCGAACCTGAAGATAATGAGGTTGTTAAATCAAAACCTTGTGAGTTTCCTGATAAAATGTCAGAACCTTTATAAATTGGTGTTGCTGGCGATTTACCATCAAAACCTTCTTGGAATGCTACAACGAATTGTGCTAAAGAAGAACCTACTGATAATGTACCACCATTTGCTGCATCCAATCCAAATACTGAATTAGAACCTACACCTGCTCCTGTCGGAATTGGCTTTAAGTAGATTGCGTTATCAGTATTGTTATCCAAATCTATACCACCATATTGTGCTACTGATGAGGTTAAGAATGTTACAGATGGAATTGCAGAACCAATTAATGCTGATGCAGATACTGGTAAAGTATATGCTGCGTGTCCGAATGGTACTGCTTGTACAGGCGCCGATTCGTTTAAGTATTGAATTCTAACATATTTTGAATTATTAACCCAGTCACCACTTTCACTAATTTTACCTTCAGAGTTGATAGATAATTTTCTATCACCAATTACTCTACTAATGTAGTTCGGAGAATTAGGGTCTAAGTTTACATTCGAATAAGTTTCTAATACGTTCTTTTTCTTATTTGTATCAGCAAAATCTCTAACAACAACAGTGAATGTACCATAATCAGTACCATTTACAGAACCAGCTGCTTTAATATTTGTAATACCAATTTTAACTTTTGTATTTGCTGAATTACCTGCTCCTAATGTTTCAAATTGGAAAAGGTCATATCTTTGACCACTAATAGTTTGTGATTTAATCATTGGAGTTAATGCTTCTTGTGCATCATCTGTAAAATCCTGTGAGTTTAATACAGTTACTGAAGATGAACAACTTGCATCAAATGTTATAGATGAATTTTTAAAAAACCCATAAACATATGCGGTTTTTGAACCTAATGCCGATGTCCCAAATACTGCTTCAATATCGTTTGTATCAGACGGGTCTAAAGATGCCGATAATGATAAACTACCACTATTTGTTAATAATTTAAAATCACCTGCTCCGGTTTGAGAACCACTAACTTGTGCTCCGAATAAACCTGCATTTGAGTTTGTAGATGTATTGAACAAAATACCCAATGATGCGGATACCGAACCAGAAGTTGCTGTTAATAATAAAGGAGCGGTTTCGGTATATCCACCAACACCTGCTACTCTACAAATTGTTGCAGTTCCTGCTTCTCTTAAATAATTTTGTACTGCCAACGGAGTATAATACGTGTCATCTACTGAACCAAAAAGTTGTTGGAATTCAGCTTGTGAATTTACTATTGTTGGAACTAATGGTCCTTCTTTAAAAGGTCCAATGAAAGCTGCACCTATATCAGCTACACCCTGTTGTAAGAATGAAAGGTCGTTTTCTTTTGTAAATACGCCTGGTGATACTATTTTCTCTGCCATTTTATACTTTAATTTATTTTTTAATGTCTACTATAAATATAATGTTTTATTTCAAAACAACAATTAAGTTATTACTTTAATGTTGTAGAGAAATAATTATACACTTGCTGTACGCTTGTTGAGTTTTGCAACACATTATAGAACAATACCGCTTGAATGCCACCATTCCAAAAAGAGGTTCTACCACTATTTGAACCTATTGTTACATAGTTTGTAGATGCCGGTGCAGTAAAGGCCGCTGATGAGAACGTACCAATTGATGCACCATCCACATAAATTGTACAAGTTCCACTTGGTTGAAATGCTGCTGAAATCAAATAGTTTGTACCAGCTGTCAATGATGTTGTTAACTGTGCGGAATTTCCCAATGCACTACCATAGAATTTTATTCTATTTAATGTAGAGCTATCAGTCGATTCAATTGCTAAACCATAAAATCCTGCATAATCAAAAATGAATCTTGATGTTGTTCCTAATGTTGTTGTAGGTCTAACCCAAACGTGAATAGTACCGGTATTAACATTAAATTGAGAATATCCACCATTGATGTTTGTTGCAGTATCTTTATAAAAGAATTGGTTAGTTCCGTTAAATGTTACATATGATGCTTTCTTATTAGCACCATTTGTAGATGTTGGGTTATCCCCTGTAATACTTGCGGCGTTTG